ACCTTTGTACGGTTGCTTGGTCGCATCAAGTAATGCCTGCAGTATGACACATAGATACAGCGTCTGTTCAGGCGAGGACAAGTCTGGTCTGAACTCGTCCAAATGAAGTGTTATTTTACTATTTGACATTTGCTTTGTCAAGCCATTCTTTTGGAATGCCCTCATTTAATTTGCAGAACTGGTAGCCATACTTGTTACACCAGTCTGCGTAGGTCATCTTCCCGCCCTTGTATAGCTTGCGGTATGGATTGTCAAACACAAAGCGAATGTCTAGGTCTGGGTACTGGCTCTTAATAAACAGGTGTTTCTTCCTGTCCTCTGCCATGAACCGACCCTTCACTTCAAGCACAACGCCGTTGGGTAAGAAGAAGTCGGGTGTGTACTTCTTATCCTCACGCCACTCGTATGGTAGCGTATCTTTCTCGTACTCGAAGTCTATCTTTAGATTGTGAAGCTGCTGTGCTGCCTCGTATTCTGAATTGGATTTGTATTCGTGTTTGTATTTTTTTCTTTTCATAACTCCAGTTCTTCGACATTCGGTGTCTTCGCTACTTGCGTCATGTACCGCACGCCATTAGAATATTTGAATGCACGAAGACCAGCACCACCATTGGCATCAGCCCAGCATTTCTTCTTGTATGGACAGAAGACACAACCAATCGCTAACTTGCGGTTGCCTGACTCGCCGTCCTTTGTATCGTTATAGCAACGGGCAGGTGGCGTATCGCTTGTAACCATACCTTTCAGGTGGCGTACACGAGCAGGAGCATCAATCATCTCAAGCTCATGCACACGGCTTACTGCAAGCTCACCACTGTTCTTATCAATAGCAAGAAATGCTGCCTCATTGCGGTTGTTCTTTGTTGCGTATGCACTAATTTGTGCAATGTATCCAAACGGGTCATCTTCTGCCAGCCTGTTCTCTTTGAACTTCTTGAAGCCAAATGCAGAGGCAGACTTGATATCTGTCAGCACGCCATCAATCACACAGTCCTGGTGTCCAAGCACGCCCTCTACATCTACAGTATCCTGCGCCCCTTCAACTGTATGCCCTGATACCTTTGTCAGGCAAATCAGGAGAGCCTCAAGGACATGACCCATCAGGAACTTAATACGGGTCTGTCCATTCAGAGGCTCTCCGTCTTCACCCTGTACTCCGTACCAGATTTGACGGTCTGGCTTTCCGATTTGAGAAAGTCGTAGGTTAGATGCACCTGTACGCTCTCCCTCACGAAGCACAGTTTCAGTAGCCTCTCGCACTAGGCTACCAACTTCGTCCAGGGCTTCTTGCACTGAAGGTTGAGACACATCGACACCTTTTTCTAGGGTCGAGTAAATGTCCTGTACGAGTGTGTCGAGTGTCTTTGTCATGTTATTTCCTTCCTACCATGTAGGTTATGTAAACAAGCATTAGTGTCTGTCCAAGGTCGAGTAGTGCGTGCAACATTTGTATCTCCTATGTTGGTGAACACGGCAGGACTTGAACCTGCAACCTGTAGATTAGAAGTCTACTGCTCTATCCAGTTGAGCTACGTGTCCCAGATTTGCTCTTTATAGTTTTGCGAATGCGTTGTGCCTTGTGTGCAATGTACTCCTCTTCATCTGCGAAGAAGTTGTGCAGTGATTTGAGGACACGCAACTGAAGTGATTTAAGGTGTTTGCCTCGTGGCATTGCCCAGCCTACAATAAAACCTGCAAGGCCGAAGCACAATATCACAAGGTATTCGGGTAAGTTTGTTTCCATCTCATTCTCCTATGTAAGTGATAGCGTTCCCGCCCTCGCAGCTATCGCCAGCGACCAAATCCAAATGTCGCCCCCGTGCTTATCAACTACTTAGAACGGAACTTCGTCATTCAGTTCTGTGGTAGCTGACGGTGCGTCTGAAGCAGTAAAGCCGTCTTCGACATCGAAGTCTTCCCCTGCTTTGTACTCAACCAAGTTTACAACTTGAACCTTCTTGAGCAGTGGTGATACACCTGACTTGCCATTCATTTCCCACGGGAACGGTGTGTACATTACATTCACAACGCTACCATTACCAATGAGGCCAGTGAACGGCTGCTTCTGTGCGTCCACAACTGTGGGTGCTTCGTTCTGCGAACCATCACGGCGTGTTACCTTCTGGCGAATGTGAACAAAGTCACCACGCTCATCGCCTTTGTTCTTGATGGTAAGACCATCTGCCTCAAGTGCGGCACGGTTGTTGTCATCAACAAGAATGTCGATGCCCCACTCAGGTTCGTAAGTGGTGTTTGGTTGTTGTACTGATGCCCAGTATGCTTTACCTTTTACTACGGTCATATTTCGTTTTACCTTTCGTTTTGGTTGTCATGTCGTGGCCTTATTGCCAACGACCACTATATAGTGCCACATCCAGAATCAAATGTCAACACTTTTTTCTAGTGGGTTTCTGCCCACGTTTTCCCGACCTTGTATTCACTGTCGAGAGGGCAACGAACTTTGAGAGACTGCTCTGTCAGTTTCATCGCCAGCTTTGTAACCTCGCCAAGTTCTTCGGCGTGGTCTTTACGAACCTCAAACTGGTACTCATCGTGAATACTCGCAACAAGTCTGAAGTCGAGGTTTCGTTTAGTTGCCTGTACGATAATGTGCTTGAGCCATTCCTTACAGACGATTGCACCTGCCCCCTGTAGTAGAGAGTTGAGTGCTGCATGTGCAGAGCGTATCTGCAACACACGCCCATCAATACCTAACACATAGCCACGTGATGCAAGCTTATCTACCTTGCTACGTAGTGCCTTGAGTGCAGGCATGTTGGACAAAAACTTATCAATTAATTTCTTACCATCTTTGGCAGAGCCATCTACAATCTTACCAATCTTAGCCGCACCTGCACCATACAGGAATGCGTAGATGAATGTCTTTGCATTGTCACGTGTCGGCAACCCTGCCGCCCTCTGGTTTGCAGTATGCACATCACCCTCAACAACCTCACGTGTGAAGTCCCTGTCGTTCATGTAATGTGCAAGCATCCGCAACTCTAGTGAGCTTGCGTCACTACCAAGAAGTACATAATTATTAGAAGCAGTAGTCCATACATCTCTACAATCCTTTCCATAAGGTGAGTATACTGCGGGTATCTGCGCCATGTTAGGCGAGGTGTGCGTCATACGACCTGTGATTGTACCCAGTGTCCAAACTTTACCATGTACCCTGCCATCTTCACCAACTGCGTCTAACCAAGATTTAATCTGTGAGACACGTTTCTCCAAGAGAAGAAAGCGTGCAACCATTTGTGCTTCGGGTATGTCAACCTTTGCTAACACTTCCTCTGACACAATGGCTTGGCCTTTCTCTGTGTAGGCATGAGGCTTCCATCCCAACTCCGAAAGACGCTCTGCAATCTGCTTGCGTGATGCGGGGTTGAACACAGTAACCTTGTCCTTCAGACGCTTGCCAGTCTTGTCAGAGTATCTAATCTCTGTAATCGGCGGGAACTTATGTTGTAGCTGTGCCTTGATTTGTATTGCCTCGTCCGACAGTCGAGCCATCAGTTGCATAGCGGCAGGTACATTGAGTGCAAAGCCGTTACGCTCCTGCTGGTCTACGATTGCACGAACCTGATGCTCAAGGCGTATGCTACGTGGCGAGAACCGCTTCATCTCTGGCACAAGTATGTTGTACACACGTTCTGTAATCTCTACGTCCCTAATGCAATACTTTAACATTTGGTCGGAATACTCTGACCAATCAGAAAATTCTATCTTGTTGTACCCCAGAGACTTACCCCATGCTTCAAGCGAGTGACCGCCTTCACGCACGGGGTTAGCCATCTGTGACAGGATAAGTGTATCACGTATCTTGTCTAGAGGTATGTTGATATTGAGCAATCGTTTCAGAACAGGAGCGTCAAAAGATACGCCATTATGAAACACCAGAATATCAGCAGACTCCAAGAGTTGCTTGCAATTCTCAAGAGTGTTGGGTGTAAATGTATAGGTTCTTTTTTCATCTAAGTCTCGTGCCACTACGCAGTAGATTTGTTTGGCATCAAGCCCGTCTGTTTCAATGTCTACTGCTAATCGTTTCATAGTTCAATCAACTCTGCTTTCTCGTATGGGATGTGAAAGAAGTGTTCGCCCTTCACAATGTTACGTCCTTGTGCCTCACGCACCTCTGACTCTGCAACCACGTTGTCCTTGATACGCCACGCCGCTTTGCGGTCAGCACGTAGGATGTAGAAGTTGAAGAAGCCATCGGCATCAGCCACTTTGTTAATCAGCTTGTGTTTGCGATACGGTATGCGTATCTCTTTCCAGTCAGGGTTCCAATCACCCTTCCAACCGTACTTGATTTCAACCTCGCTGAAGTATGTATTATCGCCTTTCTTTGACTTGATGTCAACAGAAAAATCTTCTTTGCTGTCAAGAATCTCGTGACCGTTACGCTTGAGGTAGGCAATCACAATGTCCTTGGCTGGTGCGTCAGATGTCTCGTAACGCTGGCGGCTGAACGGGATGTTCACTGCGCCGTGTATCGGTTTGAGTTTCATAGGTAGTCTCCTGCTTCCACTGTGTCAAAGTCTTCGGCGTTAGGGTCATCAATCTCCTGCATGCGACCAGTCTCACGGTCATACAGCAGATAGGTAGCAATACCTGTCTCACCTGCATATCGGTTCTTGAGTACACGTATGGTCGTGGTGTTGGCAATCACAGGGTCGGAAGCCTGTTGGTCACGCTCCATAGCAATCACTGCGTCACTGAT